AAACCATTTGTATTTGCATCATCTCAAATGAGTAATATGAGTTACTCTCCTTACGGTGTAATGAAGAGAGTTGGTGAACTATATACTAAGTCTCTAAACGGATTAATAGTTAAGTTTTGGAATGTCTTTGGAATTGAAAAAGACATGGAAAAAGCACATGTCATTACCGATTTCATTGCAAAAGGATTTGACACTGGTGTGATTGATATGATGACAGATGGTACAGAAGAAAGGGAGTTTTTATATGCTGAAGACTGTTGCGAAGCTTTGGAAACAATTATGGGTTGTTACGATCAATTCACTTGTGATGACGAGCTTCATATCACTACTGGTGTCTCTACAAGCATTTTGGAAATTGCACAAAATATACAAACATTATTCAAGGGTATCGGTAAGGAAGTCAAGATTGTTCCGTCATCGTCGAAAGATGAAGTACAAAAAGATGCTCGTAATATACCAGACTCATACATTAAAAAGTGGTGGCAACCAAAAATAAGTGTAGGGGATGGTATTGCTAAAGTATTTGAGGTGATGAAAAAATGATTGGATTTGATTCAATAGGGACTATGGGACGTTTAGGTAATCAAATGTTTCAACACGCAGCAGTAAAAGGTATTGCAAGAAAACATGGATATGAATATTCAATACCACCAAAAGATCCTAGTTTACAAATAGATAATTATGGATTGTTAGATGCCTTTGAAATGAAAGGTGTAGATCGCATCAAGTATTGCTTTAATGCTATGCCTGCACAGGAAAGATTTTTTCACTATGACGAAGAGTTAATGGATAAATGTCCTGATAATGTGAATGTTGCTGGATTTTTTCAATCAGAAAAATACTTTGAACATATTGAAGATGAGATAAGAAAAGATTATACATTTAAGAATAACTGGTTACAACCTTCACTTGATTTTATGGATCAGTTTGATGGTAAGGAAGTTCTTTTTCTTCATGTGAGAAGAGGAGATCCAAATCTAACAGATAAGAGAGGATTTAAATGGGCATATGTAAATTTACAAGATCAACATCCAACACAACCGATTGAGTATTATGAAAAAGCATTGACATATTTTCCTGATGATATGCCAGTTTTAGTATTCTCAGACTCAATCGAGTGGTGTAAAGAACAAAACATATTTCAACCTGATCGTTTTATGTTTTCTGAACCCGAAGATGTATATGATGATGGTGCATTAGTTCCTTATATAGATTTGTGTTTGATGAGTTTGTGTAGTCATGCTATTATTGCTAACAGTTCTATGAGTTGGTGGGGTGCATGGTTACAAAGTAATCCACATAAAAAAGTTATTGCACCTAAAATGTGGTTTGGTTCTGCGTATCAGTTTCATGATACAAAAGATTTATATCCAGAAAATTTTATTGTTATTTAAATGAAAGCATTAGTTACTGGTCATCTTGGTTTCATAGGAAGTCATGTTTATGAACATCTTTTATCACATGGACATGAAGTTGACGGATATGATATTCCATATGATCTAGGTGATTTTAAAACAAATAAAAAGTATGATGTTGTCATACATCTTGCTGCAAATGCTGCGATACGTGAGGCAATAGAAAATCCTGATTTATTTTGGGAAAATAATGTTGTAAAATCTAAACCTATATTTGATTACTGTAGAGATAATAATGTGAGATGTTTGTATGCAAGTTCTGCATCTGTTTATGAGTGGTGGATCAATGCTTATGCAATATCTAAGAAAGTAAATGAAATACAAGCACCACCAAATAGTGTAGGTATGAGATTCTTTAATGTATGGTCAGAAAAAGTAAGTCGTTCAGATATGTTATATCGTATGTTAGAAGAAAGGACTGCAACTTACCTGACAAGACATAAAAGAGATTG